ACCAAGGCTTGCTCATGCCCAAACTCAGCTATCGCTTTCGAGTGATATTTGAAAACTTCGGGGTGAGCACACCACGAACAGAACTTACCAAACAGGTGATGACTTTCAAACGTCCCACCGCAAGTTTTGCTGAGATCCCCATTCCGATCTACAACAGCACTCTTTATCTAGCAGGAAAATATACCTGGACTGAGGTCTCATGCGAATTGCGTGATGATGCATCCGGTGCAGTAAGCCGCTTGGTGGGCGAGCAACTACAGAAACAAATGGACTTCTTGGAAATGGCGTCGGCTGCGTCCGGTATTGACTACAAGTTCACCACAAGATTTGAAGTGTTGGATGGTGGCAATGGAGCCGCAGAGCCCACTGTGCTGGAAACTTGGGAACTGTATGGTTGCTATCTCAAGAGTGCTGATTACGGATCGTCTTCTTATGCTACCGGTGAACCGCTCAAGATCACTCTGAGCATACGTTATGACAATGCCAATCAAACACCAAATGGTGCTGGTGTTGGTAGTACCATTGCTAGAACAGTCAACGACGTGATCACAGGATAATTTGGCATGGCTTGGGGCCAGGAATTTGAAAAAGAGTTTTTTGGTGGGCAAGGTCTCAAAGACTATGCCCATGCAGCCAAGACTTTCCTTACCAACGGATACGAACTTGCTCCTCGCAACAAGTTCTTGTTCCACACTTACTTCAACATCAACACTGATCAGGTTCCGGTTTTGCAAAATGCTTTCCCCAGCCTGGACATGACTCGAATTGGTCTCATGGTCAAGACCATACAATTACCTAAATTCAATTTAGACACAGAAACACTGAATCAGTACAATCGCAAACGTGTGATCCAGAAAAAAATCAACTACGGTCCCTTGAGCATGACATTTCATGACGACAGTGGCAGTATTGTGCGTAACATGTGGTACAACTACTATGCCTACTATTTTAAAGATCCGTCACAGACTTATCTGGCGCCCAGGGCCACCAATGGCAGCGCCGGGCAATCACAATCTGCAGCAGGATTTGCTTACAATACCAGAGATATCTATGCCAACGATCGGCCAGTAAACGATTGGGGATACGTGGGCGAATCATACAGTGACAGCGGTAATTCACCGTCGGGTAAACCGGCTTTTTTCCGAGATATCACAGTGTATGGAATGAGTCAGCACAAGTGGGTGAGTTATGTGTTGATCAATCCCTTGATCAAAAGTTGGGAACACGACACCTATAACTACAACGAAGGTACCGGTACCATGCAGAACTCAATGACCATTGAATACGAAACTGTGAAATATTATGAAGGCGCCATTGGTGGTGTGCGACCCGATACCAATGTGGTTGGATTTGCTGCTCGTGAGTATTATGATAATGTACCTTCCAGCCTGGCTAGACCGGGCAGCACACAGACAGTGCTAGGGCAAGGTGGATTACTGGACGCTGGTATTGGTATCGTGACGGACCTAAACAATGCCATATTTAACGGGGGTGGATTGACTGCTGTGGTTGGTGCTGTGCAAAAAGCCGGAACTGTAAATCAGACCTGGAAGGGTAAAGATTTCAGAGCCACAGTCAACGAAGAAGCCAATGCTGCACTCAAGTCCACTCTTAGAAACACACTTCCCGGGGCAGTTCGCAGCAATGGTGGAGTAAATGTAATATTCAATCGGTCCATAAACAGAGTAGCCACTACCAACACCACACAAGGACAATAACATGGGCGGCACAGTCAACGCACTCAACACCAATGTGGATCTCACAGTCAGGGTATTTGACACATTCTACGGCTATGAAACATTTGTGAATGCAGAAGAGTATGATGTGGTTTATAGCTACATGAGATCTGTGTTTACCACTGATCAAGCAGCTGGCAATTTCACAGTGAGTTTGTTTAGAATAGCCGAAGAAACTCGCACCCCGGTACTGGATATACTTCAAAGCATGGAAGGAGAAGACAGTATCATGATCACACAGATCCTGTCTTACTATCTCAACAACATGAGAAGCGGCAGCACATTGTTGGGATACGGAGTCACAGTGACACCTAACTATTACACCGCAAGGAATGTGCTGGCATGAGCCGCTGGGCCAACGGTGAGTATGCCATCACCAATCCAGGCAAGTATGTGGGCAAAAACAAACCCAGATATCGATCCGGATGGGAACATTCATTCATGCGCTTCTGCGACAACAACGATGCAGTGATCCAGTGGGCCAGCGAAAGCATAGCCATACCTTATCGTAATCCCATCACTGGCAAACCCTCCATGTATGTGCCGGACTTTTTTATCACGTACCGCACCCGAGGCAATGTACAGCGGGCCGAAATGATTGAGATCAAACCCAAAAAACAAAGCATAATCGAAAGCAAGATGAACAGTCGAGATCGTGCTGTGGTTGCTGTGAACTATGCCAAATGGGCAGCAGCACAGGCCTGGTGCCGGCGAGCAGGCATACATTTCCGGGTTCTAACAGAGGATGACATGTTCCATAAGCCAGGTTGATCAATCCGGTAAATATGGTATGAAGAAATTAGAAGAGTTGTTCGACCTACCGCCCTCCACGGACCCCGAAGAGGATCTGGTGTACACTCCTGAACAAACCCAGTCTGTGATGACTGAAATTGACGAAGCCATTGACAAGATTGATGCTGCTCTACCGGGTGTGCGTGACTTGAGTTCATCTGATGCAGACATGGATGAACTGGCTGATCTAGCCAAAGGCAGTTACAAGGATCTCATGGATCTAGGCATGAATGTGGATTCGAGATTTGCTGCTGAAATTTTTTCAGTGGCCGGTGCCATGCTGGGACATGCACTCACAGCCAAGCAGGCCAAGTTAAACAAGAAGTTAAAAATGATTGATTTGCAGTTGAAAAAAGCAAATCTAGATGCCAAACTTGCAGATTCAGACCGAGAACCACCACAGCAAGGCCAAGGCCATGTGTTGGATCGCAATGAATTGTTGGATAGATTGTTGGGCGATAGAAAGACAAATGCCAAAAAAGTATAAATATCCCATAGGACTCTGATATGAAAAAATTTCACCATTATCTCGCAGAATCGGAACGCACATACGACTACAGGATCAAGATCCTGGGCGATGTGCCGCCAACCTTTATCAAGGATCTGGAGCAAAAACTCGAACAGTTTGACATTGTTAAAATGTCGGGCAAGAAGACCACACCTGTGCAGAAACTTCTCAAAGACTTTCCCAACGAAGAAAATGACATGGTCACCAGTGTGGATGTGAGTTTTCGTTATCCAGCCATCGAACCACAGATACAACAACTGGCTCAACTGTTGGGTTTCAGCCCCAACCGGATCCGACTGTTGACACAACCGTATGTGAACAGCATTGACAACGAAATTGCAGAAATCAACACACAGAACAAGGACTTGATTGCGGATACCGATTATCCTGCACCCAATGCTGAACAGCAGGCCTTGAAGAAAGATTACTCCGGCGATCCTTACAAACATGCGGTATTGCAAAATGCATATCGTTCAGATTTCACAGTGGCCGGTGGCAAAACACCTCCAGCAAAAACCACCAATGACATCAAACAGGACACCAAGAGTCCAATGACTGATGTCAAACGCATGCCACGGCCTGCTACTTTCGCAACACCAAGAGGATAAACCATGAGCGATTATTTTTTCTACGATCTAAACAAAAAGATGGCCGACTTGGCCAACAAGCAGCAACTGGCTGAAACCGCCCAGGCCACACCGGTGAAGCCTGCACCTAACCGGTTGATGGAAGCAGCCGCCGACTACTCAGCCAAGAAAGCCGCTGCCGGCAAAGACATCGGCAAGCCTGGCAAGAACTTCAGCAAGATCGCTGCTGATGCTGGCAAGCGTTATGGCAGCGCGGAAGCAGGCAAACGTGTAGCCGGTGCTGTGTTGAACAAACTGCGCCACCCCGTTAACGAAGGTCATTGTTCCAAGTGTGATTGCAATCCATGTGAATGCGACAGCATGGATGAAAGTGCATTACAAGCTGCGTTTGGCAAGAAAAAATATGGTGACCAAGGCATGAAGGCTTTGCAAAAGGCCGGAAGAGATCATGCCAGCGATAGCACTATGAAAAAGATTCGCAACCAGTATGACAAATATGATGAAAGCCAGGGCGCGACCGACGAAGGCAATGCATTTTCGGGTGCAGTGGTCAAAGCCAAAAGAGATGGCATCCAACCTGGTGAAAAAATCACAGTGGGTGGCAAACAATACGAGTTGAAAGAAGTTGATGCCACTCCGTCAAAACGACCAGATCCAAATGTGCCAGGTTCCATGATCGTGGTAGGTAAGGATACTGGACCGCTGCCCAAGAGAAAAACACCTACATCCGCTCCCGACGATGAGGACGGTTCCACAGCACCTCCTGCAAAAGGCCCAGACGGTCGGTATCCCATCGTGACTGACGGACCAAACAAAGGCAAGCGTTGGAGTCCTGCCACTCCGGGACCAACTAGGGCCGGAATGAAAACAGGCAACCAATCAAAAGTACCACAAAGTGCCATCAACGCGGCAAATGCATCAGATGATCCTATAAGAACATTGAACAAGAGTCAAAAGTTTACATCTGATATGAAAGAAGCAGCCAAGTACCGCGATTCCAAGTACAAAGACCGACTATACACACAGGAACCACCAGACTACACATTTGGCCCTGATATGGATGATGCCTACGATAATCCAAAACCCGATGACTATGCTGGCAGAAAACGCCCAATAGGCGGCGGCAGTGATCCATTGACCCGCGGATTTCGCATGTCAGCTGACAAAAGCATCAACACACATGGCAAGAGAAAAGGCATGCCATCAAGAGATCAAATTACCAGCCTCAAAGGCAGCATAAAAGATGTTCTCGGCAAGCATACAGAACCAAACTTGCCAGAAGGTGGCGTGCCAATGAGTCCCAAGCAAAAGAAATTTGCTGCTTTGGCAAAACCTTTTGACAAGATCACTTTTGCTGACAAGATTGTTGGCGCTAAAAAAGAAGTTGACGAGATGCTAGGCGATGTGGCAGCCACGGCCATGAAGAAAGCCGTGCGTGGACGCAATCGTGACATGGAAGAAAGTTTCTTGGACGACGAACCCACCAGCCGCAGAAGCAGCAGCGGTGGTAGGATTGACACGTCAGAACCAGGTGTCACACGCCATCGTGCAGTGAAAGGCAACTACAGCGGTGCCGGTCACGACGCCGGAGTGGATGATGAGCCAAGTGGTCAAATAGGCCGCCGTAAGGTTGGTGCAGGCCAGGGCAAGAAGATTGGTGCCAAGATCAATCGTGGCACAAGCAAACTCATGACTGACGAAGGCGACATGCCCGAAGACATGATCGAGCCACAAGATTCAGGTGAATACGATCGCGAAGGCGACATGGCCAAGGACACTATCAAGACCGTGGTGCGTCATGCACAGGCCTTGGAAAAGATCCTGGGTGATGACGATAACTTGCCAGAATGGGTGCAAAGCAAGTTGGCCAAGATCGAAAACATGATGACTGCTGTGGATGACTACATGCAGAATCAGAATGACGATGACATGCCAATGGAACAAGAACGCACTCGCAAGCGTGATAACCGTGCTGAACGAGCCGGCCGTAAGGTAGCCAAGGATATTGAATACGACGAGAAGAAAAAAGACGGTATCCATGGCCAGCGTCGCGGCAGCGAAGACAGCCGGGCTGAACGAGCTGGTCGTCGAGTGACCAAGGATATCGAATACGACGAAAAGAAAAACAAGAAGAAAAAAGAAGTGGATGAAACCACAACTTCTGGATCAGTGGCAACTGGTGCAGCACCCAAGAGCGGTGGCGGTCACAATTACGGCAAAGGCATCTACGACAGTTTGAATCGTCAGTTGGAAAACATGATATCCGAAAGCATGAACATCAACATGAGCATGAACAACGACGACCATGGTGGACCACGCCAAAGTCTCACAGTCACTGCCACAGATGACGATGCTGTGATGTTGGCCAGTTTGTTGAAGATGGCAGGCATGGGACACGGCGATGAACACATTCACGCCATGACCGGTGATGACTCGGACATGCATGCTATCCATGACATGGATCAAGAAGAAGCTTGCTCATCATGCGGATCTAGCCCATGCGGTTGCGATGATGAAATGATGGATGAAGATCGTTGGGGTGCAGAACAACCACCTAAACTGCCCAATGACATGAGCGTCACGGCTGATGGTGGAATTGATGTAAAAAAATCTGGCAGCGATTGGGTTTACAAATCCAAAGAACCTGGTGGCAGAGTCACAGTGACAATTCCAGCAAGTGCCTCAAACAAAATGTTGCCTAAAACTGATGTTGATGAAGCATACGGTGACACCGATGCGTCAGAAAATGACCCAGACTACCCTACAGACGAAGTGGGAACAGCCGATGAAGGAATGTACAGCGGCGGATTGAATGGCCCCAAGTCAACTGGTCAAACCACTACACCGGTGAATGCCGGTCAGAAAGATCGCATGGGATATGAAGGTGACAACGATCTGCGCCGTATGATGGAAATCGCTGGACTTAGGTAACAACATGACCACACAATTTCAATCCTATGCAGAGACCATGGCCCGGTTGCAGGAACGACATCCGCCTGCACCTACACCACAAGAAGTGCGTAATCAACCTGTGATGATTCCCGGTGTGCTGAGTCAGACCACAAATCTGTTCCGTCCCGTGAATGTGGCAGATCTAAATAAGGATAACAAATAATGGCTATTCAAGTTGTAACCTCTGTGAGTAACACCGCCTGGACCACAGACAAAGTAGAAATTGCCACAACACTGTCCAATGTTACATTTCAAGTGTCAGTTACACAGTTGACCTATGTGCCGGCCAATGGTAGACCCCAAAATGCCACCATGACCACACCAATTGGCAACTTGTATTCCAACGCTATAGTGGTTCCTGGCAATACTGTGCAACAATATTATGTGGGCGCAGGCAACTACTTAAACATTATTACAGGAAATGCATTCACTGCCAGCCAATGCGGCGCGACTCCGCTTACATCGGTGACTGGTGTGTAACATGCGAGCCAGTGAGTTCATCGCCGAAGGTGAAAAAGTAGGGCCTCTCACCAAAACAAAAAGTTTTGCCACGGTGGGACTACACAAATTTTCTAACGTGGCAGATAGGAATTATGTATTGAATCGTGTGATGATGGCAGTGGCCAGCACAGACGGAGTTACTCCCCCGGACATAGATGGTGAAAGTTGGGCCGGACGACATGACATCGCAGCACCTTACACGCCAGTGGAAGCCGACATGTTGAAACTGGCCTACAAGGCAGTGGGAACTGATTTCCGCGATCTCAACAGCGGTGATCTCCGCAGCCAAGAAATACCCAGCACCAGCACAGCAAGTCCTGTGCAAGCATTCCGGGGATATCCTCGATGAGAGCCCGAGAGTTTGTCACTGAATCTGTAGCACACCTGCCCGCAGAAATAGCTGATCCCTTGAGATACACTTACATATTGCCCGGTGTGACCGGCAGCGATCCCTATGGTGCATACAGACTGTCAGTGGCCATGGCTCGTGCTAGATCAGATGCTGGTACTCAAGACGGCGTGAATCCTTTCATGAGACCTTGGACATCAGAAAGTGCATTTGGAGAACATGCTATAGTGTCCGGCATGGATGAACAAATAGCACCCATCCTTGATCTAGCATTGAAGATGACTGACACCCCTGGCGGCAAACGAATGGTGTCATCGGCCAAGAGTGAAGAACCGGCGTTTGTGGACACAACAAGTCCTGTGCGTGCCTTCAAGGGCTATCCAAGGTAATCACATATTTTGGTTGTGACTCGGGCGGCTTAAAGATCATGTCATAAATAATGATAAAATATCTATGGCCACAAATAATCCCAACGATAATGTTGAACCACCATATCGACCTGCCCCTACTATTTCCGCCGGGTCCATAAGGACTGGCGCGGCTGCTGCTGTAGATCAATATCAAACCAATAGTGGTGGGTCTGCTCGCACAGTAGGAACTGGTGCAGTAGAGGCGGTGAATCCTTATCAAACCAATAGTGGTGGGTCCGCTCGCGCCGTGAGAACCGCAGCTGATGCGGGCACCACCCCATATCAAAACGCCAACACCTCTGCCGGCTCGGTGAGAACCGCAGCTGATGCGGGCACCACCCCATATCAAAACGCCAACACCGATAATTCTCCAGCAGTGTTGAAATCTAGTTCATCGGGCGATACTGTACTGGCATCCGGAATTGATCCTTCAATCACTTTTACAGGTGGCACCACAGCTTCTGCCGCCAATACATCAGTCACAGTAAACGGGCAAGAAGCACTCAATAGATTGATTGTGACCAGTCAAACTGGTGTGTTTGATGGTGCCTTTGTTACTATCAATCTTGAAGAACAAAACTTTAGTACCACCAATCAAGTAACCTCCACTACCAACAGTCCATCAGGCAATATCTACCAGATACAATTCAATTCTGGTGCCAACAGTTTTGCCAGCGACGCCTATTTCACATACGTCAACAGCAACGTGGTGACCCCGGGTATCCGCACAGATGGATATTTCTATGCCAACGGAGCACCTTTTGCAGGTGGCGGCGGTGGTGGCACCCAGGGTGTACAGGGTATACAAGGTATTACCGGAACACAAGGCACAACCGGTGCTCAAGGCATCCAGGGCACGACCGGTATCCAAGGCACGACAGGTACCCAGGGTGTTCAAGGAACACAAGGCATTCAAGGCGTCATCGGTACACAAGGCACTCAAGGAGTACAGGGCACAACCGGCACACAAGGTGTTCAAGGGAGCACAGGCATACAAGGCGTGCAAGGAATTCAAGGCGTGCAGGGTGTTACGGGTACACAAGGCACACAAGGTATAACCGGCACCCAAGGCACAGTTGGTACCCAAGGCATCCAGGGCGTACAAGGTATCCAGGGCGTTATAGGCACACAAGGCATCCAAGGCACAACCGGCACACAAGGAGTCATAGGTACACAAGGAGTTCAAGGTATCCAGGGTGTCACGGGTACACAAGGAAGCACAGGCACACAAGGAACAAACGGAACACAAGGAGTGCAAGGTGTACAAGGTATCCAAGGGGTTACAGGCTCACAAGGTACAACCGGCACCCAAGGCGTACAAGGTGTTCAAGGAGTTCAGGGCATCCAGGGCGTGACAGGATCACAAGGCGTCACAGGTACTCAAGGCGTTCAAGGCGTTCAAGGACAAACGGGCACTCAAGGGATCACAGGCTCACAGGGTATCCAGGGCACAATCGGAACACAAGGCATCCAGGGCACAACCGGCACACAGGGTACATTAGGAACACAAGGCACGATTGGAACACAAGGAACTGTTGGTACACAAGGCATCCAAGGTATAACCGGAACGCAAGGTACGATCGGTACACAAGGCACAACCGGAACGCAAGGCACGATTGGTGCAGGCACACAGGGCACGACTGGAACACAAGGCACTGTTGGCACACAAGGTACAACCGGTGCAGGCACACAAGGCACGACCGGCACACAAGGTACCGTGGGTGTACAGGGAGTGCAAGGAGTTCAAGGCATCCAAGGTACGACCGGTACAGGCACACAGGGCACGACTGGAACACAAGGCACTGTTGGCACACAAGGTACAACCGGTGCAGGTACTCAAGGTATCCAAGGTATAACCGGGACGCAAGGTGATGTTGGCACACAGGGCACAATTGGCACACAAGGCACGACCGGTGCAGGTACTCAAGGCATCCAGGGCGCGACAGGCTCACAAGGCACAGTTGGTACCCAAGGCATCCAGGGCGTTCAAGGCGATACAGGTACACAAGGCACAACTGGTGTGCAAGGAACAACTGGAACACAAGGTACAACTGGTACCCAAGGAATTCAAGGTGTGCAGGGCACAACAGGTACACAAGGCACTCAAGGTGTACAAGGCGTGCAAGGCGACACAGGTGCACAAGGCGTGCAAGGCGCACAAGGCGTGCAGGGTGTGACGGGTACACAAGGGGATACAGGTACTCAAGGCATCCAAGGCGTTCAAGGCGTGCAGGGCATTACGGGCACACAAGGAACTGTGGGCGCACAAGGCATTCAAGGTGTAACCGGTACACAAGGAACTGTGGGCGCACAAGGCATACAGGGCGTGACCGGCACACAAGGAACAACAGGCAACAGCACAAGTTTATTCTTATATAGAGCAAATACACTTGCAACTTCTGGATATCCCGGAGACGGTGATATTCTATGGAATAATGCTACTCAAATTGATGCAACTCAAGTCAATATAAGTCATTTAACTGATAACAATATTGATATTGATATATTTTTGTCACTGCTTTCTGCAACAGAATCAATTCTCATTCAGGATCAAACCAGCAGTTCTAATTATCAAAATTTTGTTATAACAGGAACACCTACAAATGTAAATCCGGGCGCAGCAGATAGTTATTGGACAGTTCCGGTAGATTTAACCAGTTCAGGCGGAACTGGTACTACCAACTTTGCTAACACCACTGCACTATTCTTGGCATTGGTTCAAGGAGCCCAGGGTGTGCAAGGTGTGCAGGGCACACAAGGCATCACAGGCGCCCAAGGAATCACAGGCGCCCAAGGCACGATCGGAACCCAAGGTACGACCGGAACCCAAGGCATAACAGGCACACAAGGTGTTACAGGTACACAAGGCGTCACGGGCGCACAAGGCGTACAAGGTGTGCAGGGCGACATAGGCACACAAGGCACAACCGGAACACAAGGCATTCAAGGGGTTCAAGGCAACATAGGCACACAAGGCACGACTGGTGCCCAAGGCATCACAGGCTCACAAGGCACTGTTGGAACACAAGGTATCACTGGTACACAAGGCACCGTTGGTACACAAGGCACTCAAGGTGTGCAGGGTGTTACGGGCGCACAAGGGGATACAGGTACACAAGGCACTCAAGGTGTGCAGGGCGTCACGGGCGCACAAGGAGTCACAGGCGCTCAAGGCACAATCGGAACTCAAGGCACGACCGGGTCACAAGGCACTGTTGGAACACAGGGTATCACTGGTGTTCAAGGTACACAAGGCATCCAGGGTGCGACGGGTACCCAGGGCACGACTGGAACTCAAGGCATCACAGGCTCACAAGGTACAACCGGCACCCAAGGCACGATTGGAACACAGGGTATTACTGGTGTTCAGGGTACGCAAGGCGTACAAGGCACAACCGGAACACAAGGCACAATCGGCACACAAGGCGTGCAGGGTACACAAGGCATCCAGGGTGTTACCGGTGCACAAGGAATCACGGGCACTCAAGGTACGACCGGTACACAAGGCACGATTGGAACACAAGGAATCACAGGTGCTCAAGGCGTACAGGGCACTCAAGGCACAACCGGTACTCAAGGTTCGGTTGGTACTCAAGGCATCCAGGGTGTGACCGGTACACAAGGAGTGATAGGCGCACAAGGCATCACAGGCGCACAAGGCATCCAAGGTATCCAAGGGGTCACGGGCGCACAAGGAGCCACGGGCACACAAGGCATCCAAGGCGTTCAAGGGCAAACGGGCACTCAAGGCATCACCGGTGCTCAGGGCACGACCGGCACACAAGGTGCTGTGGGAACCCAGGGCGCTGTTGGTGCCCAAGGCGTGACCGGAACACAGGGCATACAGGGTGTTACCGGTACACAAGGCATCCAGGGTATTCAAGGTCTAACTGGGCCCAGCACCACTATAAATGCCACCAACAATACCGCAACCACCACACTGTATCCTGTGATGGTGGGTGCAAGCGGATCAAATCAAACTGCCAATGTCACCACCGGTGGGTTGATATTCAATGCTGCGACCAATGCACTGTCGGTCACGGGCAATATCATCACCAGTGGCAATGTGGGAATTGGAGCAACGCCTAATCCAGGACCTGGTGCACCTTACAATGTTTTGAACATAGGTACTCAGGGTGGCGGTGGAATTATATCTGCTGGCACAGATGTTTACTTAACAAATAATTGCTATATTGCAGGTGATAACTATTTTGCATGGCCCGGTGGTGCGGCTTACGCAAGTTATTACAACCAAACTGGTGGTAATCATACATGGAAATCATCAACGGCGACGGGCACTGGTGGTAATATAGCAACATTAAATACCTTAATGACGCTGACTGTTGGCGGCAACGTGGGGATTGGTACTACCACGCCGGCAACAACACTGGAAGTATCAAAATCTGCCAATGGTGAGTACGGCATAATTATTCGCAACGCCACCAGCGGTACAAATGCCGGATCACTGTTGAAATTTATTGCTGGTACTGATGTAGGTCAAATTATCCGTTTTCCTGCTGGTCACAGTGCAAAAGCAAATGAACTGTTCATCACCAATGTGGGCGCAACATCTCCAATCACATTTGCCACGCAAGACACAGAACGCATGCGTATCGACTCCAGCGGCAACGTGGGGATTGGGACCGTTGTTAATAATGTTTTTGACGCTGTGGCCGCAGCTCGGCCTTTGGTTGTTCAACGATCAGACGCAAGCACAACGCTGAATGGCAGCACTGCTGCGATAGCAATCGTCAACGGCGATACCACAACAAACAACACAGCGCAGTTGAACTTTGCGGCCATCACAGGTGCAAGCACAAACCAGTATTCTTCCGCAATTATTTCAGCAATATTTGGCGCAAGAACCAACGCTCAATACCCAACTGGTCAGCTGGTATTCTCCACGTCAACATCATTGAATTCTGCGCCATCAGAGAAGATGCGTATCACCTCTGCTGGCCTTGTGGGGATTGGTACTAGTACACCATCAGAACAGTTGACATTGGCGTCAGGATATGTTCAAACAGGCAACGGCATTGGTGGTGCTGGCGGTGTTTTGTTTCCTTATGGCGGAGATGCGGGCACAAGAACCTGGAGAGTAAGAACAGATCATGCGGCTTATGGTGATTGGGGGGTTGAGCAATCAACCACGCGAACAGGCACTACCTTTGCAACTAAATTGTTAATTGACCCTAACGGCAACGTGGGGATTGGTACTAGTTCGCCTATT